TCTGTTATCAAGAAATGTTGGGACGAAGGTGGTGATCCATCAATGATTATGGTTGGCTCTTTCAACAAACAAGTACTATCTGGCTTTACTGGTGGTTCAACTAGATTTGATCCAGCAGAAAACAAAAGATTAGTAGCTGCTGTTGATGTATATGAGTCTGATTTTGGTTCAATGACTGTTGTACCAAATAGATTCCAAAGAGCTAGAGATGTATTTGTTCTTCAACCAGATATGTTTGCAACTGCTTTCCTAAGAGATTTCCAAATCATGGATCTTGCAAAAACTGGTGATGCTACAAAACAAGCATTATTAGCTGAGTACACACTTGTTTCAAGAAATGAAAAAGCAAGTGGTGCTGTATTTGATGTAACTACATCATAATCTATAAAATTATAGGGGGAGCAATCCCCCTATATTCAATCAACATTTTGTTTGGTCTTTGAAGTCATTGACGGAACGAAGCAAATAAATAAGGAAAAAAAACATGAGAACACTTAACGATTATTTTTTAACATCTGCTATACCTGATGTTTCAACTGCATCATCTACATTTGTAAATGTACCTGATGGTGGAAGAATAATTAAAATTTTTGCACATAACCAATCAACAACTACAGGAACTGCTGCTATTACTTTTGAAATAGATGGTGTTGCTTGTACGTCTGCTGCGATTAGTCATGTAGCATCTGGTTCTGCTGGTAAAAAATATGAAGTAGAACCAACTTCATTAAACAGCGTAAATGAGGGATCAGTTATTGAAGCGATCACAAATGGTGGATCAACTAATACTTCAATAATGGAAATCACTTACGTTATAAGAAGATAACAGAATTTGTGGGGATCTTGCTTAGCCAGTACTTCCCCACAAATACCAATTTTATAAAGGAGAAACTATGTACGGAAAAAAACCAATGAAGAAAAAAAATAAAAAATCTAAAATGAAAAAAAAGAAAAAGATGAAAAGTATGAAAGGTAAATACTAATGTCATATAATTACGGATTATTTCCAATCAAAACACAAAAGGTAACATCTAGTGGATCTAGTGCTGCTACAACTGATGCTTTGTTAGCTCATACACAGTTTGTAAGACTTGTTGCTACTGCTAATGGTAATGTTGCTTTTGGTGCATCACCAACTGCTTCTACAAGCACAATGTATATACCAGCTAACGACATAGAAATTATTAAAGTTAGACCAGGTGAAAAAGTTGCATTTATAGGTAGTGGCGATCTTTATGTTACTGAATTAAGTGGCTAGGCAAAAGTTTGTTCATTTTGTTCCTAGAGATAAACCACCCAAATTAGGTAAGCATAAAAAAAATTTAAATAAGTCTGAAAAAAGGCAAAAGAAACTAACAAGATATAAAGGTGGTGGACGTTGAATAAGTCTATAGAAAAAGATGGTTTGTTAAGTGATACTTTTATTGGCACAGATAAAGGTGTTGTTCATGAAAGAAAAATAGATCACAAACCAATTATTGAACACAATAAAAAACTATACACACAAAATGATGGGTATAGTGCAGACAAAGGTTTAAAAAGAGTGGCCTCAATACCGACACTTGTTTTAGAAATTTGGGCTAAAGAATATAACAAAGATCAAAATAATGGTAACTGGTTTGCTCTACCAAAAGATGTTCAAACAAAAATTTTAAAAGAAAAACTTAATAGTTCTGATTATAGATATTTTAGAACTGCACCAGGAAGATTTTAATGGCATTAACAAATTACACAACACTAAAAGCATCAATTGCAAATTGGTTAAACAGATCAGATTTAACTGATGAGATAGCAGATGATTTTATAGTTCTTACTGAAGCTGATTTCAATTCAAAACTAAGAATTAGAAAAATGATTGCACAATCTACTTTTACAATTGATTCAGAAACAGAAGCGTTACCAACTGGTTTTTTACAAGTCAGAGATTTATATATTTTAAGTGGTAGTACAAAGCACCCATTAAGATACATGACTCCAGCACAAATGGATCAAGTTCATGGTACATCTGAAACAGGATTGCCAAAAGCATATACAATTCTAGGTGATACATTTAGATTTATGCCAAAACCTGATAACTCATATTCTGGTGTTTTAAATTTTTATAAAAAATTTGATGCTTTGTCAGACACAAACACAACAAATTTTATTTTATCTAATCACCCAGCTATATATTTATATGGTTCATTATTTCATGCTGCAAACTTTTTAGGTGGATATAACCCACAACAAGTTCAAACTTGGCAATCTATGTTTGCAACAGCTATGGAAAGATTAGAACAAAACGATAGAGAAGATCAATTTAGTGGTTCTCCTTTACAGATAAGATCAGAGGACTCTGTACGATCTGCTTTCTCTAATAATTATTCAACATCAACTAACTAGGTTTATATGCAATTACCTTTTGGCGAATGGTTGCCAGACCAACCAGATCATTTAAATCCAGGTGCAACTGTAGCAACTAATGTTTATCATGCACAGTCAAGCTATAAACCAGTAAAAGGTTTAGTTGCTTATAGTGGTGCAAGTAATGTTACACAAAATGCAAAAGGTGCTGGTAGTTTCAGAGATAATACAAACACAGTATTTACTTTTGTTGCTACACAAGAAACCATTTATCAATTATCATCAGGAACTTTTACTGAAATAGGTGCAAGAAATGTTAAATTAGCAACAGCTAAAGCATTTTGCACAATAACTGTTTCTGACCATGCAAATATAGGTGCTGGTAAAACTATAACTTTAAAAAAAAATGATGGTACAACAGTTGTTTTTACATCAACTACTGGAACTCCATCTACTAATCAGTTTCAAGTACAAACTAATAATAATACAACTGCCACAAATTTAAAAAATACTATTGATGGTCATGCTGATTTTACGGCAACAGTTTCAGATGCAGTTGTTACTGTTACCAGAGCAACAATTGGAAATGAAAATTTAATCAATGTTTCAAGTGATACTGTAAGATTAACTACTACTAATTTTTATGGTGGAAAACCCTTAACAGGCACAGATACAGATTACATAACTTTTACACAATTTGGACAGTATGTAATTGCTAGTAATGGAGTTGATGAACCACAATATTATTTAATGGGTGATTCAACAGTATTTAAAAGTTTATCAACAATTGCAAACAATGGAACACCACCAACTTTTAAAGTTTCAGGTGTTGTAAGAGATTTTTTAGTAACAGGAAATATTGTAGATGCTAAAAACAGAGTAGCATGGTCAGGTATCAATGACATTGCAACTTGGGAAGCTGGTGTTAGTTCATCAGATACACAAGATTTGCCTGGCTCTGGTGGACAAGTAGTTGCGATAACTTCTGGTGAAGTTGGGTACGTTTTTAGAGAAGATCAAATCATTCGTATGGACTTTGTTGGTGGAAACGTTGTATTTAGATTTTCAGTTATTTCACCAAACAGAGGTGCTGTATATGGTCAAACAGTTTGCCAAGATAACAGACAAGTTTTCTTCTACGCATCAGATGGATTTTTTCAGATTAACGGAGATCAAATACTTCCGATAGGAGCTGAAAAAGTAAATAGATTTTTTGATAG